TGCCACGGTGGCCGTGTAAACCGGCAAGGGGAGGCAGTCGCCCCGGTTGCAGTGGCGATCCGCACAGTATTACTGTAGAAAAGGAGACTGCCAGCAGTCGTCGCCTGATTACACGAGCCCACCGCGACCCGGCGCGGCAGGTTTACATAGTCACGCGAGTATCATCGCCTCGACACGCGACCTTACTTTCTCAGCGGAATCAATTGTCAAGAGTTGACCCCGGCGCCCCCGGCGCCGTCAATTGTCAAGAGTTGACTCCGGCGCCGCCGCCAGAACGCCTCCTTCTTCCAATCCCGACCCGCGCTGCTCATGACCCACGCCTCCCTTCACGACGGGGACATGCTCCACCAGCCCAACCGCAGATCGGAGATACCCTTCGCCGGACGGATACGACGATCTCGTCGATCCTTCACTCGCCGCACCGCCCGGGAGCGCTGGTGATTGTGCAGAAACTCCCCCCCTGCGGACCTCGCTGGGCGCGGCGTATCACGAGTTGGCCCCCGTCCATCCGCCTGTACAGGATTCCACGCCATCACGGGGTGTGCGCGTCTCCCGGTCCAGGGAGTTCCGACGTCACGTCAACGTCACCACTTCTCCTCTTTGCGACGTTCTCATCACCCTCTGCCGGTATGAGCCCTGGAACGTCACGGAACATATCTTTCAGCTCGCCGTCTAGCCGAACGAGTGCTGGCCAAGCTTCCCAGTCGTAGTCCCAAGCCACTGTCGGGAGTTGCTCCGGGGGGCAGGTGATCCTCCCGGAAGCTTCGTCGAAGCACTGCTCGTACCACAGCGAGTACGCGTCGGCCGCTTGCAGCAACGCTGCATCGCGCTCGTCACCGGCACGAGACCCGTCAACACTCGTGTAGAGCAAGCGCCCTGTCGAAGTGAAATACGGGTTCTGTCGCAGGATTGCCTCAAGCATGTAGCAGGCAATCTCACCGACCCTCATGCCTGGGCCCCCATCAAAGGAGGAAAGCGGGTACTGGAAGGCCCACGGCGTTGTTCGGCGATCGTGTAGGCGCTTTATCAACTCGGGGATTGCCTGGGGCCCTGCGGCAAGACAGAGCGCGATGTGGTCCGGACGGAGAGAGAGAGGCGCCGAAAAGACGGCGTCGGGGACTCGCCCCCTTAGAGCAGCGGGTCCGGGCGGCGGATGAGGAGTCCCGAGTAGTGAAATGATGTCTGCGGTGTCGTCCACTGTCTCCAGCCACGCGCGAACCGCGAGGCGTCCGCTGATTGGGGACGTCGCCCCCCGGGCGAGTTCAGGAACCTCTGGGCTGTTATCCGGCGCTGATGATGATGCGAGCTTCGCGGGGGACAAGCGGCACGCCGGCGAGGAAGTCGAAACGACGCCCATCACAGACAACAGTGCGAGGATCAAGACGGAGCGTGTCTTCATGATGCACCCATCCTTCCCGGTCGATTAGTACCAGTCACAACTTTCGTCGGCCGCGGGCACACATGAGCAGGTGCGTAAACCGGGATTCTCAGGGTAGTGGCAGGCATCGCGGGCATCTTTGATGTCGTCGAACGGACCGAATATTGCTCCGTTTCCGCACTTCTGGTACCACTTGCACTCCCCATCAGGATTGCATAGACGGACCATCGAATGGCCGTGCGGATCCGGTGTGCCGATCTGAGCGATAAGATCATACCCCTCAGGACAGGGCTCCTCACCCGGAGAGGAATCGTCAGGTGGGCAGTCAACGGAGAAGGACCCCGCCGGAGGCGGTGGATAGGGTTCTCCTTCGTCAGCATTGATCCACCCCGGATCACCGAAGGCGTATCCGTGGCAATTGAAGTAGGGAATGTCGCAGCAAGGAACGCGGTACCAATACCCTCCTCTGTGCTCATCGCGCCGAGCGCACGTGGGTAGAGTACCTGGGCCGGACCTGGGTCGGTCGCACACGCGTCCCGATGGATCGCGCGCGCAAAGCGGACTCGACATCACATAGCAGAAGTGAGCTAGTCCGTCGGCAAAGGCGGGGTGCGCACGCGGCGCAGACGCCACGGGATCCCGCTGCACGAACCGCCGCTTCGCCGGATCATACTGCCGATGCCGGTTCTGATAGCTTCCCAGTTCCGGGTCGAGGTAGAGGCCCTGGTGGGCGAAGGAGAAGGCGACGCCGCTGGCCGGGCGGCCGGGGTGGCGGGCGAGGCCTTGCGGCAACGCATCGAACAAGGTCGCGTCGTAATCACCATCAAAGTCCAGGTCGAGGATGCGGCAGGCCCCGCTGACCGTGCCGGTGCAGGTGGTGCCGACGGTGCCCTTGTCGGTGGCGTCCACGTCGCCATCCGTGGCATCGGCTTCCAGCCGATGAAGACACGGGCAGGATGCCCGTGCCACGCTCCCGCCCAGGTCGGTCAGGGCGATGACGTTCCAGTTGGTCCCGGCGCGCCGGGAGTGGACGTGCGGCGTAGCCACATCCGATGCCCGCATCATGACTAGCTCGTCAATCCTTGACACGCCACGCTCTGCTTAGTACTGCGCCCTTCGCGCGACCGGAGCGTCTCGTTCATCGTGGCGCGTCAAGGACAAGTTCCCTGCGTCCCGTGAATGAACCCCGACAAGCCGGGACCTTCGGCTGCCCGCTGACGTTGCCCGAGCCGCCCGCCCTTGACTCGTCACCGCGGGCGAAGCCCGCCGACGCTTCGCGTCGACGCCGCTCCGCGGCTGGTGCCGTGTCAAGGGTCCCCGCCCGGTGCCGTCGTACGCGGCCTGGTGGATGGTCCCGTCCTTGTCGGCGGCCGAGGCCGCCTTCACCAGCCGGTTCCATGTATCATAGTAAAACACCAGGTGCCCGTCATCAACCAGATTCCCCGCGTTGTCGTAGGTGAACGTCATGCTGGTCGAGCCGAAGCCCTCGTCGATCATGAGGTCGTCGCCGGCGTCGGCCATCCTTGACAGGCGACGCCGGCTGCGCCGATCGGGCTTCGCCCGTGCCACGCTGTGGCCGTCGCCCGTCAAGGACAGGGGTCGTCGCTAACATTAATGCGGGGGCCGGGCTTGGAGGTTGCCTGTCCTGGACGCGTCACGACGCACGCAGTGTGCGGCCGGGCACCGCCCGGTGGGCATCGTCCACCGTGACGTGTCCAGGATCGAACTTGGGCTGGTCGCCGGCCAGGGCGACCCCGCCGGCGGGTTTGCCCGGCCGGCAGAACTGGCACACCGCGCTCGACTTGCTGCGCTTCCAGGCAGACCCTGAACCGCGCGAGACCCTGCACGGTCCCTTCCTGACTCCGCGCATGCATCAACTCGGCGCGGCGTTGAGCAAACGCGGCGGCTGCGGCGGTCGGTGTGCCTGGGGCAGCATGCGAGGCGTGGGCCACGCCGCCTGGGCGTTGCCGGTGGGTAGCACCGCCTCGGCGGCGGGGGGCGTACAACGCCTCGGCGTCAGCGCCCAAGCGCTGCTGCACCAGCGCTGCGCGGGCGAGGCTGCACGTACGGAAGCGCCCGCCGACCCACCGGGCTCGGCAGCCGCACCGATCGTTGTTCCGACGGCGCTATCTCCCGGACACCGGCGGGCCCGCTGGCCGGGTACCGATCCGGCGCACCTACCGTGGGTTACTCCGCCGTGCCCCGCACCGCAGAGAGAGGCCCGTTGAAGAGGGGCTGCGGGAGGCGTCCCCTGGACCACGGGACCGGCCGTTAACGGCCGGCCCTGAGGCTCCCAGCGGTGGAAAGCCCTGTTAACCGAGCTGGGGTTCGCTCGGCGATGTGCTTAGACGTGCCGAGCAGCCGGGGTCCCCCGAGGCCCTCTTAGGGGCGGCATCTCGACTACCTCCGGGCCCTCGTTCGCAGCCAGGGGCTTTCTGGGCATGCCCGTCATAGGTTGACGGCGGGAGCGCCGGCCAGCGCCGGCCGCCACCGGGGGCTCCGACGCTGCGGCGGACCGGGAGCCGACCGCCTGTCTGGCGGCTAGAGGGCTGTCCTCTACCCTGCGGAAGGGGGTCAGAAGTGCGCGGGGTGGCGGTAGGCACCCGGTCGGTGGCCGGCTTCCCGAAGCGCCTGTGCGCGACGTGGGTTCCAGACCGGTTTTCCGCCTTGACGACGGGTCGATGATGGGCTAGCTTACCGGCGACCGCTTTGATTGCGGGGTAGAGCAGTTGGCAGCTCGTCGGGCTCATAACCCGGAGGTCGCAGGTTCGAGTCCTGCCCCCGCTAATGTAAAGGCTTGTCGCTAAACGACTTAGCGGCGAGCCTTTCTCATTTTTAGACAGATTAGTAGACGGAATCGCGGGCGGGAAAGCGGGGAGCGGGCAGAGAGCGGGGCGGGCTGGCGGGGCAAGAGGGCCGGGGGTTGCGGGAAGCCCGCGCTTCGCAAGCTCGCATCGCCACGCTGCCAGCCCGTCGCCTTATGAAGCTCCCGGCGGAATGAGCTTCGTAAATTTGAGCCCATGCCCCTTGCGCGGGGCGGGAGTTTCCTTGCCGAGTCGGATGATTTCGTCCGCAAGCTTGTTGGCTTCGTCGCCTTTGCCCGCCGCTATCGCGGTCTTCATTTGCTCAGCAAGAGCGACCATGCGCGCCAGCGTTTCGCTTTGATTCATAGCTCACCTCTGGCGGGCAAACCTATCACGGCTGGCGGAGCATCGCAAGCGGCGCGGGCTCTGTCGGCTCCCGCCGAGCTTCGCTAAGATGCTCGGCATGATGGTCAACCTTGATCCGCCCGCGTCCGCGCTGGTCTGGCTTCTGCAATTCAACGGCTACCGCGTTGAAGTCCAGCCGGACGGGCAGAGCTTGCAACGCGGCTCTCCGAGCTACCGCGCGTCCGCAGTACATCCGACAGAGCCCGCGCAAGTCGCCACGGCTGCCGATCCGTACGCGGCTATCTGTGAGCTTGCGGAGCTTTGCGGAATGGAGCTTGAAGACGGTTGAATTAGCCAAGCTACGATTTCGCTATTTCTTTTCATCTTGCACCCAACCACATTTGCGGCAGATGACCATTGACCCAGCCGTTCCAATGCTAAGACGGAAATCCGTTTCCGCTCTTCCGTGCCAGCCACAATGAGAACATGTCCAACCGTCGCGAATCACTCGCGGCCACAACAAAGACGCAGGGGGCGGGTCAGGTTCAACGGCCCACAGCTCCCAGTGATAACATCTCGTCCCATCAGATAGTTCCATATTAACATAATGATCACCTTCAATGTCCTGCTTATAGTGAATAGTACTAATTCTGAGCTTGGGTCCATACGGTTTACCTGCACGCTCCGATCCATCGCGCGGCCATACTCGTTGCACCGTGCTGCCTGTGCCGATTTCTATGTTGTTTTCGGAGCGAAAGGAGTCCGCTGAGTACACGTCTTGGTCCTCCAATATAGATAGTCGTTTCTCACGCCAGCTTCTTGGCTAACTGCTCTTCCAAAATCTCTTTGACGGTCAAGGGGATAATCACGCGATGCGACTTGCGGAAGAATGAATCGCATTCTGTCAGCGCATCGCCTGAGAAGTCGAAAGCGACAAAGAAACCTTTCTTGCGATTCTCTCGGTGCATAACGGCTTCAAAGCTATCTATGTCGGGACGGCCCACGCGGTCTTTCTGTTTGACTTGGATCGGGTACCAATCGTCCATGAAGTCCAATTCACCGGCTGCCGCGCCCGATGCTTTTGGAGTAGCCGAAACAGGATAGATGCGCCCGTCTATGCCCATATCGCCTACTTGCGCCTTGTTGGGTATCCCGCCTAACGCAATGACTGCCCAGTTTTCAAACTCGAATGGGGGGATAAGTCGCAATTGCCGCTCTGTCCAAGGCAAATCGCGTACGATGAATCCCTTTCCCGCTCGCCAGAGCTTTTCATCTTCGCGGAGCTTGCAAACATCGCGGAGCCGTTTCGCCATTACGCGGCAAGCCGTGGGGCTTATGTCTATGCCGATCCATTGACGGCCCAAGTTCTCGGCTGCCACAAGCGCCGTACCGCAACCGCAGAAAGCATCAAGCACGATATCGTTTGGATTGCTGCTCGCTTTGATGATCCGATCAAGCAACGGCAACGGCTTTTGAGTCGGATACCCTAACCGCTCTTGCGACAAGTTATGTAGCGGTCGAATATCCGTCCAAACAGTTTGGAGCGGTACGCCGGGCATTCTGTCCGCATATTGTTTCAGGCGTGGTACTCCGTCCGCTTTCTTTGGCCAGTGAATCGCGCCCGCCGCGTCCAATTGGTCAAGCTTCTGCTGAATGGTTGTGCCGGTGAGCCCGTATAGCTCTACGGCTTCTTTGGGTATTGCCCAATGTCTGCCTTTCGACGTGACGTCTATGCCGCGCCAAGTTTCCCCGCTCTCCCCATGCCGTATTCCGTCGCCCGTCAAATCCATTCGCTTCCATCGTCGCCCGTCAGCATCGCGCATTTCAAAGAATGCGTCTAAGTAATCAGGGTCGTAGGGCGTGTATTGCGGATTCCAAACGTAATCTTGCGAGCCCGTATAGAAGAATAGAGTATCGTGGACCGGCCCGTACCGCTTGGCGCTGCTATGCGCGCTTGTCCGTTTCCAAACGATTTCGTTTTGAAAGTTATTTTCCGCGAAAATCTGGTCAAGCATAACCTTGACGTAGTGGCAAGCGTGCCAATCGCAATGATAATAGAAAGCGCCCGTGTCTTTCAAAACGCGCCGCAATTCAACGCAACGCGGACGCATGAAGTCTATGTACGCTTGCGTCGATGCGTGGCGGTCTTCAAAGGATCGTTTCTCTTTGGTTTCGCCCCAAAAGACTTCATAATCACGGTTGGAATTGAAAGGCGGATCAATGTAAATAAGGTCTACGCATTTGTCGGGTAGCTTGGGCAATTGCTCCAGATTATCCCCGCAATAAATCACGCGGGTATCTATGAGCGCGGACGGCTTCCCTGTCCGCGCGCGTGGGGCGGGAGCTTCCCGCTCGGCTTTCGGCTCGCGTTTTCTCGCCATGCGCCAAGCGTACCGATAGCTCGCGTGGCCGGTCAAGGCGGGTTTGGCTTGACAAAGTGTTCGGGCTGCGGTAGTATGCCCGCCAAGCTCGCATCTTCGCGAGTAGGCGTACCGTCCCTTGATGCGACGGTACTACCCCGCAAAGCGGGACTTTGCCGACCGGCTCGGCAAGTGAGCCCGCCCCCAGACGGGGAGCCAAGCCCCGTGAAGTCTGACCTTCACGCGGACGCCTTGGCTCTTGGTTTGGGAGTAATCCCCGATGAAAACTATTCTTGTCCACTTGTGGCGGCGCAACCCGCTACCCGTCCGCTCGCCTGATCCAATGGCATATTACGATTGCTATCTCAGGCAATGTATTGCGTTGCTGGACCGGCGTGCTGCCCAGGGGCGCTTAGACCCTGAAGGATACGCCAGCGATCTACATTTGGCAGAGATGCTACGCCCGTGGTTTGAGTCGGCATACGTTGTCCACGGCAAAAAGGGCGCGGTCTACATCCGCCGTCCGGTTGTCGAATAGGAGTAATTCCCCGTGAAACGACAACCAGAAAACGAGCCCGCAAGCTCCCCGTCCGCGCCCGCGCCGAAATCGGAATCTGATTCCGATTTCACACTTCCGCCCGAAGTCCCGCAAGGTCTACAGGGTCCATTGCTGGACAAATGGATCAATGAGAAAACGGACGAAGCCAACGGGCTCGAAAAGAAAACGAATGAGCTACGCTGGGTAGTCGGGCGCGCCATGCTTGTCCGGCGCAATGAAATTGGGCGCGGGGAATGGGCAAACCATTGCGAGAAGTTCTGGCATTTGCTTCCGCGCACCGCGCTGAATTGGATGCTCGTAGCGGAATACCTTACCCGCGATGAAGTCCGCGCGTCTAATCGAGACTGGGAAGAATTGCTCGAATTAGCAGCGGAGCGCAAACAGCAAAACCCGAGCGTCCGCAAGTATGCCCACAAACAACGGGCGAGCAAGGGCAAAAGCCCCAAACAGCAAAAGGCGAATGCGGAGAAAATCGAGCAACCGCAATGGGGCGTTAGTCAGCATAAGCGCCGCTTCGGGCTTCTCCGTCGCGTGGCTCTACAGATACAGCATCAAGCGAACGAGTATCACGCTCTCAAGTCTGCGGATATAAAGGTACTACGCCAAGTCGCAAAGATCATCGAATCCATCTTGAAGACCGCTCCCACAATTGAGCCGGTAGTGAAGACGGCGGAAGGGACATTCAGGGCAGACACCGATGCCAAGTGAGCATCATTTGGGACAGCGCTACGCAAAGACCCTCTCGGGCGACGACTTCCAAACTCCGCCCGAAGCTCTTGTACCGCTACTCCCATATCTCCCGCAAAAATGGAAGATATGGGAGCCAGCGGCGGGCAAGGGCTATCTTGTCAAAGCTCTCCGGGCGCGCGGCTTCAAGGTGATTGCATCCGACATAAGGGACGGCGTAGACTTTCTGAGCTATCAGCCGTCAATGAAATACGATATGATCCTAACGAATCCGCCCTACTCATTGAAAGACGAATTCATCGCAAGAGTCTATGAGCTTGGCAAACCGTTTGCCTTGTTGCTGCCGCTCTATGGGCTTGAAAGCGCCAAGCGCCAACGCTACTGGCGACAAGGAGTCGATATACTGGTTTTTGACCGGCGGATCAATTACGAAACTCCGAGCATGAAGTCCAAATCATCGTCGGACTTCGTTTCGTGCTGGTTTTGCTGCGGCCTGAACATTCAGGCGCAAACCCGCGTACGGTTCGTCTCGTATGCAGAGTCACAACGCGCGCTTCAAAGTGCATAAGCCGCATTCTGCACTACTAACTTTTTCTTTAGGAATCATACGATTTCGCTTGCAATGATCTATGCGAATGGTATACTGCCCATTGCTGCGCGGTCATAGGACAAGCAAGCATAAGCCCGCCGATCATAGGAAACGGACTTCCCAAACGTGGCGCAGCAATGATCGGCGGGTACCATTCATAGGCGAAGCCCGATGAAACTCAATAGCGGCGCGGAAGTCAGTCAAGCCGAATACGCTTACCTGTGCTCGCAGCCCGAATGGCACCTTGAAACGGGACGATTCCCGATTGTAAAATGGGAGCCAACGCCCATGCCGAAACCCGACGAATCTAACGCTCCCAAACCCGACGATCAGAGTGCATCGGCTGGTCAATGACCAGCATTAGCAAGACGGTTGCCCTTGGGCAACCGACGTTTCCTCGGCGGAATGGAGTCTATGCAACGGCATGGGCTCCATTCTCTTTTGCACCACGAAAATTTCTTCCGCAAAAGAAGGAATCGTTGCCGAGTCCGTGGAATAGCATTGTATAATGTAGCGGCAGGCATAATCGGGCCGCAGAAGAAGAGACAACAACAGACTTCAGATACTCGGTGTCTCTTCTCAAATGCGGTTGTGCCGAGCGTTGACTCTGGCGGGTTATGCCCTCGCCAGAGTCTTTCTTTTTGGGCTCGGATCGATGCTTATCTTCCCGCCGAAAATCAGTGAACGCCTCTCTTCCAGTACCCACGGGCGCAACCTTTCCCTTGTGGTCAATGTTGCGCAGGCGAGCGTTGAGAGTAAATGGACAAGATCGGTGAAACGAAATCCAAAAGTCCGTTGCGATGGGCTCCCGATTCCAACAAGAGACATAGTTAGTGGAGCCGTTTCGGTTCTCCGTTTTCGGAATGGAAAAACGGGAAGTTTTTGCCGTAGTCGTGAAAACGGCATGATCGTCCTAATGGACGGCTCAGACACAAACCGGCAGGGTGGCGAAAGTACGAATACATTTGACGCTTGGAACCCAGGACCACACCACGAGAAGACCGGCAAGTCTAACTCAGAGCGTGCAACGTCTGAGGACTCACAGCAACGGGAAGGTAGTCGATCCTTCAATACGGCATACGTCTGTGTCCAATATGTGGAGTTCCCATCAGGGAATATTCTTGAGCATCTTCTCAACCCCTCCCCTAACAGCAATAGCAGTATGCTCGTGCATAACGCGATGAGCGTTGCTCATAGCATACCCGTTAGTCGTGTAGAGCATGGTAGTTCTATCTCTTTCTCTTCTCTCTCTCAATCCTAAAGACAGAAGAAGCCAGAAAGATTGGATGCTGCCTGAATCTCTCCACGAGGGAATGCCGTTTTGTCTTTAGAGAGAGATAGAAGAACATTGTACAGTCCATTTGCTCTATACGACGGTAGGAGTATCACTCCTATACGATGGTAGGAGATAGGAGAGTAGATCATGGAATGTAGATGCGGATGCACTGACGTGGTATTGGCTTGGCAAGAATTCAAAGACGGGAACGCTCATATCCGCGCAACCTGTAAAGCGTGTGGTCGCTTTCTCGGCTATGCCCGAAAGACGAATGAGAACGCTAAACTGGCGCAGACGGTTTATCAGAAGCCAGAAGCCCCACGGCTGCGCAAGCGCGTAATTGAGTATTTCGACTAATTGGAAGACGGCAGTACCGATCCGCCTCTTACCCCTTGATGATGACCTCGACTTGGATCATCAGGTATTTCGATTTGGGATAGATGATCTTCAAGCTTATCGAGTCCATTGACCAGTAGGCGCGCAGCATCTTTCATTTCAGCTATTCCATTTCCACCGATAGACCTTGCCCTTGCTGGTGCAGATTTGGACTTGCCATGCCTTACGCTCGATTGCGCGGCTTCACCTAAACGAGCATCGCGCTCTTGGGGAGTTTGCGGAACAATCAGATTCCGATTAAGTCTCTGCAATTCTTCTACGATAGGATCGGCTACGTTTGCACGCAGCGCTTTTGAATACTCATTCAATCCCTGAATGTTGGCTTCCATGTTGGTACCAAACCTAAAGGGCTGTACGGCATACCTTTCAGCATCCTTTCCGACTTGACCAATGTACGGGTTTTTCTTTGCGATGCCTTTCGTAAGAGCCATAGCTACGTTGGCCTCTTGACTGGTTATGATCTTTTCGAAGCGCCCGGCTGCGAATGCTTGTGCTTGGACAGCATCAAGATATCCCCGCTGTTGCTGCTGCAATAACTGGTTTCTGTCTGCAATCGCATCATTGATCTGGCTTTCGATTTCAAGGGCTTTCATCCTATCCGCGCGAGTCTGATTTTCAATCGCATTGATTTCGGCCAATTGCTCCCGCAAAATATCGATGCGCTCATTGATCTTTGCGACCAATTCAAGCCGTTTCTCGAATGCCTCTCCGAAACCAAATGGGGAAGATTCAGCCGCGCGCAAGGCAGACTGTACGACTTTCAATTCAGCGTCCGCTATTTCCAAATTCTCGGCGAGCTTCTGTACGGCCAGCGCTGCCCGCTCTGCCGGTGTTGCGGCGCGCTCAAGCTCCTGCCTTGCTTTCTGGGCTGCCTGCGCCGCTTGCTCTAAATTCTGCGCCGTCTGGTCTGTCGGTATCTGGGCTGCCCGCTCTCGCAATTGCTTGAAGTACCCTTCAAGGTCGCGCGCCTGTTTGTTGGACTTGGCGAGTCCAAGCCGGATCTCATGCGCCTTTACCGCAGTCTCTTCAAGCTCTTTGACGGCAGCATCGTAGGTTTCTTTGCCCCACGTCCCGCCGAGTGTACCCACGTCCAAGATTGCTACTTTGACTTCTTGCCATAACTGTTTCCAGCCCAATACTTCGGAGTACCCTTCTTTGATCCAAGCGATTAGATTGTAAAGCCCAAGCACGCCCCCTTCTGCCGCGTCAATGATCGTAGTCCTAAACGCCGAGCCCTCTTTCGTAGAGTCTCTGAGTTTAGCGGCTATATCGCCAAAGACAGGCGCGATGATACCGGCTAATTGCTCGCCTATCTGTTGAATGTCAATCCAAAGGTTTTCGAGATTCGACGCGGCCTTACTCCATTCATCCGTTTCCATCGTAGCCGCTTTCAATGCCGTGGCGAATGTCTCTATGTCCGCCGATTCAAATTGAGCCAACGCTCGCGGTACATTCTGCGAAGCCAGTACAAGAAACCGCTGTAGCTCCGCCGTACTGCCCTTCAACGCCTCAGTTAGCTTCAAGGTGATAGATTCCCCAAGCTCGGGACCGAGAGCCGTTGTCATGCTGTCCCGCAGATTCTTCAAGCCCGCGATTTCTTGCGGGCTGCTAAACCTGTTGGCGAAATTCTGCTGTGCGTACTTGGAGTAAAGCTCTTGATCCCGTCGATACGGAAGCTCTTTCAGGTTTCCGCCAAGAGCCCGCGCGTAGTCGCGAGCGCGGGCAAGCTCTGTGACGTAGCCGATCATCGCCTTGGTAGCGGCAACAATCACGGCAGCGGATACAAACGTGGGCAGATTCAAGCCGACTCCGCCCGCCTTGGACTCCCGCCCGCCCGCGTGGCCGGGCAGAGCTTTAGCGGCTTGCTGGCGGGACTTGATTAGCCGTTGCTGAATCTTCGCGGTTTGCTTTTGCATCTTCTCATAGGACTTCAACGCGCCCGCTGCCGCTTTGGTTTGCTCGCGTAGAAGTTTCACTTGCGCTTTCATTCCGCGCGCAATGGTCTTATCGAGCTTGGGCGCACGCGCCTGTCGGACTTGTATCTTCTGGATCAATTCGGCTTGCTTCTGCAATTGTGCATTCAATTCGGCTATGCGTTTGCCCGCATTGGCCTCTGATATGAAACGTCCCTTTTCATCGCGTTGTGGCATAAGTATTCACTCCCCGCTGATATTCGGCGAGAGTGCAGAAAATACCTTGTATAATTCTTGCGGGGAAAGAAGGAATCCCGCCAACAACGGGGAATAGAAGAAAGAGAGGTCTAACCAATGGCAGCGAAAAAGTATCAGAAGCGAAGCAACGGCAATGGCGAGAAACTACGCGAGCGAATCAGGGAAATCATCGATGCGGAAGTGAAAGCATGCCCGATTAGCGATGAACAATTGGGCGCTATCTTGGGTATCTCGGCTTCGCTCGCATTGTACTACCGCGATACGGCGGGCATTCGCTCCGCCCGTACGCGGAGAGTACCGATTGATTACGTAGCTCAATACAAAGGAGAGAATAACAATGCGTAAGGAAACAAACTGGCACAGCAAATGGTACGGCGACGTTTGGAAAGTAATGAGCAAGATTCTTGATGAAGAGTCGTTTGATAAAACCGCAAGCGATCCTGAATTGGCGCAAGCGGTCAAAGCGGCTGGCGTCTTTTGCGATGAAACGGTTGCGCGCGATGTACGCATAGAGCATGGCATTGGCAACAAAGACGAAAGGCGCGTTGCCAACTATGCGCGCGACTTCAAGCGCGGGCGTATTCAGAAGTGAATCTCGAATCGAAGCTCAAAGAGCGCAAGCGCAGAGAAAAGGCGGAGTCCAAACGCCAGAAGCGGCGCAATAGGAAAGCCGCTCGAAAGATGAAAGGGAGTGAGTATGGCGAAGTCCTCAGGGAGCCGAGTATCCCAAGCCAAAACGCCCCGCAGTAGTTGCGTTCAATGGGCGGTTTGGGATTCAGAGCAAACGTTTTCCAAAGGTACCCGGCCGCATGATCGTAGCTTGGGACGTATGACCCTGAAATTTCATAAGACGGCGCATATTTACTGTACGCGAAGACGAATCACCTTGGGCTTGTTCTCGAATTGGCTTACGCGCAAGCTTGGATCGGTGGGGAAGCTTTGGAATGCGAGACTGAGAGGTAATTACTAATGGCCGCTAATCTGCAATTGGAATGCTGGAAGGATAACAACGGGGCTCGCCTGTGTTTCACGCGCGGCAGTAAAACCTTTGAATTCGATATCGGGTATGAAGCAATGGGAAAGTTTATCAGCGCGATTGATGATTACATCAGCAATGAGCCAGACGGTGTTTACAAGAAACTATTCTTCGAGGTGGAAGATGAGTAAGCCACGGGCGGGACTACTGACATCGATTAGCGTAGCGCGCATCATTCCGCGCCGTTGGCAGGATTTGTACTATTCGACGCTGGAAAGATTCGGCTACGAAACCTTGCCCACCGAAGACCAAATGCTAATCGATGCGCTGGCGTACTCCTATGTCGAATACGCGGAAGCAAGGGAAATGATGATGAATGCGGACATACGCGAGAAACCAGATTTTGCGGCAATACAGAAACGGCTACTCGGCTGGCTTGGAGCATGGCGAGAGAGCCGGAAGAAACCCGCAACGGAACAGCAACAAGAATTGATTGACCAATTGGGGAAGTATGCTCAGGGCTTCGGAGTCGAAGTTATCGATTGACAATCTTGGTCCCGTCGAATTCATAGAGCGGTTTCTTTCCTTCAAAGGAAAGCCCTTCACGCTCTATCCCTTTCAAAAGACCATAGCGCGGGGCTCCAATTTTCTGCGGGACAAAGTAGCGATTCGCAAGGGACGCCAAGTGGGCGGATCAATACTCGTGTCCGCGCTCATTGTCTACTATACTGCCTGCAATCCGTTTTGCACGACCATCATCGTTTCAAAGACCAAAGATCAAGCTTCCCTGATATCGACCTATACCCGTGAGTTTTTCAGAAGCTCGCCCACGCTTCGCAAGCTCATTGACCACAATCAAACCACGAAGTTAGACCTTTACCTTTGCAACGGCTCCAAAGTCATAACGCGCAGCGCTGGCATGATGCGAGCGGATACCCTGCGCGGACATTCAATCCAAGGTTTCGGGTTTCTATGCTTCGATGAAAGTAGCTTCATTGCCGGGGACGCGATTCGCAATACGTACTACGCTGCGGCTGGCGGTTGCGGCGTTGTGCATTGCTCTACCCCATTCCGCCCCGTGGGCGCGTTTTTCGATGCGTGCCGCTCCCCGCGCTTCCGCCAGTACCACGTACCTTGTCGGCTCTCCCCGCGTATCACGGCGGAAGACCTGGCTTTCTGGCGGGACGATATGCCCGCCAGCAAGTACGCCAACGAAGTAGAAGCCGAGTTTGCGCAGGGAGAGGACGCGGTATTCTCGCCTGAGGACATTGAAAGGGCAATCGACAAGTCATTGCCCCTTTGGAGCCCGTCCGCGAGTTTCAAGGGAGATCCGGAAGCCGTCTACCACTACTCCCTTGACGTTTCCCGCGTGGGCTCGGACTTGTGGACTCTGACGATAGGCGAGCCCGTCAACGGCGGGCTCCGCGTAGTGGCGCACCACGCATGGGCGGGACGCATTCACGAAGATACGGGCTTGGACTATTGCGACTTCACCGATGATCCTGAATCCATTGTTGCCGAAATCCTGAGATACCACAAAGAGCGGGACTTTCATTGCGTCAAGTTTTGGATTGATACCACGTCTAACGAATACTTCGCGCATCGGCTGCAAAACAAGTATCTCTTGCCGGTAGAGCCCGTGGTATGGAGTACCAGCCGCAAAGAGAAACTAATCTCGCATCTTGAAACGTGCTTCAAAGCGGATCGGTTGAAGATACCAAATGCCGATCCGATCAAAAGGGAATTGCTGTCCTATGCCTTTGACTGGAAAAAGATGCAGGATTACGAAGAGCGCAAACTGTATTTAGCGGGAGAAGATGACTGGGTTAGCTCTTTAGCAATGCTGGCACAGTCAATCACAGTACGTAAGGAATACGACTTCCATGATGTATTGATCGTCAAGTGAGGACTCGCAATGCGACTACTCGATATGTCAAAACCTGAGGCGCTGGAATGGGCGGACAAACGAGTACAAGAGGCATTCACGACTTGGCAAATGATGGTGTACTTTGACTGGCCAGACCATCAGATTCGTTTAGTGGAAGCGGAGTTAGAAGGGCGGATCATAGAGGCGGAAAGAATCAAACGCATTCACGAAAGACTGTCGAAACGTGGGCATACTAAAAAACATCGGTGATTTCTTCTCCCGCAGCAACAAGGGCGGGCGAGACTCTGCGCGGCTGGCTCCTTCGCAGGTAAGCACGCCCGCTCTGCCCTTGCTCAAAGAGTCCATCGATTCACTTCCGCCCACGATAGCGGGCTCCCAAAAGTCAGTAGAAACCGAAGCGGCGCGGTACCTACTCCCGAGCTTCGGATTACTCCCGCCATTCGACCTAAACGAATATCTCGACTACTACCTAACTGACTCACTCGCCAAAGCCCTAATCGATGCGGATACTAACCTAACCGTCAGTGAATTCGAGCTTCAATCGGAAGATGATGCCGTCAATGAATACCTGGCGGACTTCCATAAGCGCATTGACATAGACCGCGTAGCATGGGAAATCGTCCGCGATGTGTCGCTCTTTGGCTTTGCCGTCTTTGAAATCATCGGCAATGCGGCTACGCTGCAAACGTCTACCGAAATTCTCGCGGTCAAGAGAATTGACCCGCGATACGTTTTGATCCAAAAGAATCGGCTTGGGCGCATAGAGTTTTTCAGGCAACGTCCGCAATTCTCTCCTATCGGCACCAGTCTCTCCCCGTTGCTCGATATCCCGCTTGATCCTGAATCCATCATCTATGTACAGAGCTTGTCCCCGCTCACTTGCTACGGGCAGAGCATCTTGCAGAGCTTGAAAGTCCGCCTTGCCCAGCGCAATGAGCTAATCGACGCTGCCGTAGCCGCTCACAAGAACCACGCTAACGCCGTGAATTGGCTCAAATACCTGGCAGACCCTAACCGCGAAGAGGTCAAGCAAGAAATCCAAGAGCAGATAGCGGCCATGAAGTCCGCCACGGACGCCATAGACGAAGACGGCTCGCGCTGGCTCTTGTCTGGCGGAAGCGGGACGTATGAGTACACACGGCTTGGCGTTGAAACCTTGCCCGATGCTGCCCCGCTCATTCAGGCGCTCACAAACGAAATCATCGTAGCGGCGGGCTTCCATCCGAGTTTGTTTACTGGCGAGCCCAAGAGCCCCGAAGCCAGCCGCTATACAGTCAACAGCATCATTACACGCCAGCGCAACGTAATGAGTCAGATTCACGCCAAGCTCTACAGCATCTTGCCATTCGTCGAATCAGACTGCCCGGCAGACAGCGGAGAAGACATAGCGGTACAAATGAATCCGCCCGATGAAACGACCTTGAAAGAAAGGTTGGAAGCGGAAGCAATCAGAATCAATAACGTTGGCTTGAAAGTGAAAATGGGCGTTATCAGTTTGGACGCGGGCGCGCGTGAGCTTGGGTACGCGGAATGGGAAGACGAAGACAAGGGCGAGCAATGGGCGGGCATGGGTACAGAGCCCGTCAATCCGAATGATCCAAATTCAGTACAGCAAACCCGCGCCAGTATAGACAGCGCAAACCGAGGAGTAAGCCCGTCGAATAATCCGAGCGGGCAGAGAGGTGAATAAGCATGATCTTACAAGAAACCATTGACGTGAAATCGCTTCGGTCGGAATTGTCCGATGCTGATTTCGCTACGATTCAGAAGCTCTATCACGAGCCCATTGCGCGGGAAGATGTATTCGCCTTTCCCGCAAAAATCATTGACTCCGAGCCGACCAACAGCAAACGAGTTTGGACGGCAGAGTATCTGAAACAGAATGTCCCCAAGTTTGTAGGCGCACCGCTCGCCATAGATCATAGTGCGGATTCTGCCCTTATGGGCTATGGCGAATGCTTTGCTTCGGAGTACAGGGACGGAGCCATTCACGGGAAGTTCTACATTCCGCTCGTGAATGAAACCAACAAAACCTTAGCCGAAACCATTCAAGCCGAATGGGCAAAGGGCAACCGCTACCCGGTGAGCTTGCGCGCCACGGCTCGCAACACTGAAAAGCGGGACGGGCTGCTATATGTAAAACCGTCCGAAGATGATCGTATTTTGGAAATCAGCATTGTTTCGGCTGCCCATACGCCCGGCTGTCAGACGTGCATGATAGGAGAGACAGCGGAGCCCACGAATACAGCCGAGAGCGAGTTAGTCGCATTCGCCGAAGCCGCTTTGACAGACTTGCGGAATGAATACTGCCGCTTACAAGCGTTTGCTCTCGGCGTAGGAATATCAAAGCATACCTACCAAGAGGTAGCCGACAGCGTTTCACCGTTGACGCTAAAGGTAATGGTAGAGGATCTCAAACGGGTACTGGCCGAGAGGCAAAAGACGGAGCCCAAAGAGCCCGAAGACCCTGAGTCGGAATTGACGGCTCGGCTCCGCAATAAACTTGAATCCATCAGAAAGGTAAAGGGTGCATAATGGAAATCAGGCAACAAGATCATTGGCTTACAGACTCTCTGATAGCCGGTGAAGCAATCGACGTATCGACCTACGATCTTGTGGGGCGATTCAAAACAGACGGCAAAGCGTATCTTTGCGCTGCCGATGAAACTCCGCAGTTTGTCCTACTCGAAAGCGCCGCAGCGGGAGAGCCCGTCAGCGTGGCATTCTTTCAATCTGCCAGCGGGCAAGCCAAGGTAGCGCTTAGCGGTACGGGCTCCGCCGGGGACAAGCTCTCCGTGGGGACGGGCGGGACCATAGTCGCCAGCGGGACCAGTCAGGCAGCCGAGCCCGACGAAGACGATATCGGCGTAGCTCTGGCAGACTGGACAGACGGAGCCGAGACAGAGTGCTTTTTCGTGAAAGGGAGTAAGGTCTAATGATTACGCTAAATGAGTCAATCGACTACCAATACACAATCAGAAATCTCGGGCGGGAGATTGAAAAGAATCGCCAAGCCCTTGATGCTTTTCGTACCGAATGGGACGGACTCACTTTGAAAGAGGCGTTTACTTCCGACGAAGTAAGCGCATTCGTCCCGCAAATATTTTCCGATGAAATCATCAAGCTCGGCTTGCGCGAAGCTCAAGCGCGCAACCTGTTTCCAACGGTTGCCCAAACGACCAACAATAGCTTTACGCAACGGTACAAGTACAAGCTTGATCGGGGCGTGCAGATTCTCGGCGAATTGGACGAAATCAAAACGTCCAAGCACGCTATGAAGAAGATCACCTTTGGTTTCAATAAGGTAGCTTCTGCTGCTCTCTTCTCTTGGGAGCGTTTGGCGGATTCTCCGATTGCCGATGCTGTCGATGAATCGACGTTTGCGATTTCGCAATTCTACCGCGTTGAAAATCAATTGATGTGGGATAACCTTTGCCGCTTTTCGCAAGGGACAAAGGCGACGGAATGGGATAACTGGGTACTCGGCGCGGACGTTTGCTCCGATCCTTATGGTACCGAAGATGAAGCGTTGCAAATCATGGACGCGATGGAAAGCGCTTACCTGGATATGACCACGGCGCTTGTTGACCGTTTCGACGCGAGCGGGCTCCGTTGGCTCTTCTCTCCGCTGGTCTTCACTATCCTTTGGAAGTATGCGACCTGGCGGAGATTCGACGCGGGCGGACAGACTCCCGTACAGACTACGGGCAATCTGCCCTTGCCTTACGGCTTGCCTTATACGATCATAGAGCCCGGCTACTGGCGGGCGGGCAAGCTCGAATCCGAATGGGTTTCTACCCCTTGCGACATTTACCTAATCAATTGCTCGCAAGCGGCGGGCATTCGTGAAAGGGTAGGACAGCGCTTGGACAATTTCACGCGCGAGACTATTCAGGCAAGCGGTAGCATTCTTTGGGAGCGCATCGGCATGTATACGCGGCATCCCAAAGCGTACCGTCGCATTAGTCCTACTCAGGATTACGCAGACCAGATATCCGCGAATCCTACTGATACGGTCAACAATGAGAATATCATTCTCCGCGTAGGCGCGGACGCATAGTTCTTGTCTCTCCGTTTAGGGCGGACGGGTAAGCACTCTCCTATCCCATCCCGTCCGCCCGCTTTTTACCTGAGGCGTTGCAATGACATACAATACCGTTGAAGAGGTCTATCAATTCACGAAGCTTGCGGCTGGCGACTTTCAACCGTCAGACTGCCAAGCGTGCATCGACCGCGCCAACGCGATTGTACTTGCCTTTGCGCCCCATGATGCTACGTCCGACCGCTCCGTACGCATGGAGCCGATCCGCAAAATAGCGGAGCTTTATCTTGCGGCTGCGGAAGTCTTTGCGGCTCTGGCGAATATCTACTTTCTCAACAGCCCGCCGATACGGATTCTGTCCGCCTTGAATTTCCAAGCGGGCGCGGACAGCCCCACGCCAACGGAGCTACTGTCCGCGCTGGACAGAGCGGGCGACCAGTACCGCGAAATCGGCATGGGCTGGCTCGCCCGCGTCAAGCCCATAACGACCACGATTAGGGCCGGATCATAAATGATAAGGGCGGGCGCATGATCTTCTTCACCAGCAACCAGACCACCACGGACGCGGCAGCCGTGGGCGCTGGCGAGCTTCTGACGGCCCTTGCGGTCAAGGCATGGGCGGGACAAGCCGGAGAGCCCGCGAGCTTTCGCATCGGCAACAGCGGAGCGGAAGCCGTCAACCTGGCTCTGTACGCTACGTCCCTGTCTATCGAGCTATCAAGCGACAAACGCTATTGGGGACCAGCGCTCAATTACAGCGTAGCGGCTGGCAAAGTAGGTGATACGGTCTATGTCCGCGCGCTCGCCACAATCGATGAATTGGAGCGGGACGAAACAGCGTACATCATTGCCGATGCTGAGCGCTTGCAGATTGATTTCTACCTTGCGCCCGTCAATGAGATTGATACAGAGAAATCCCAAGGTTATAAGTATGCGGGCGAGAATACAGCCGAAGTCAGACAATTCTTTGATTCGGACGGGGAAGCGGTGCGGATCATCGAATACCAACCCTTACCCAAGCCAGATAGATCGGAGCTTGAAAGCGGCTACGTAGTGGACTTGTCCCTTTACAGCCCGCGTGAATGGTGCAATCCCTTCAATGAAGTAGTGGGCTTCACGCGCCACGAATACTTTACCCGCGCATTCGTAGGCGACCGCGAAGAATTGAAGAACGCATCTTACAATTTGCGCGACCTGAATCTGACCTATTCCGATCATATGGCAATACTCTTGCCCCATGATTTCCCTGGCTTTGACCCTACTCCCCGCAAAACTCTGGTACCCTTTAGTGAAGTAGCGCCCGATCAATGGGGATATCAAGGCACGACATTCACGATTTTGCGGGATGATGGGGAATACGCGCTACGAAACATACGCCGAGTCGGATTCTTCAAAGGGCAAATCCTATTCTGGTATTGTGAGCTTATCCGCGTACAGTACGCTTCGGGCGCATCGGTCGATTCATTCTTGCCGTGGAATGAAATATTGGATCGGGAATGGAAGACCATAGCCGTTGTACCCGAATGGTCAACCGATGTATGGGAGCGCAGCCCGTATGATCCGCTGTACCCCTTGCCCGATATAGAGCCATGCCGTTTGAATTTGCTGATACAGGGAGAGCCGGGCGCGCAGGGACCAGCGGGACCACAAGGCATACAGGGACCAGTAGGGCCAATAGGCCCCACGGGCTCTATGGGTCCAATAGGCGCAACGGGCGCGCAGGGACCAGCGGGCATTCTGTCTACTGCCTATTGCTCTATCACGACTACGGCGGATTCCAATCCCAGCGCAAGTGCCTACAGCGTCTTTGATTCCCGCAATTACAGCGTATATAACTATGTCGCTAACGTCAGCGAAAACGGCATTGTTTACACTTCAGGGAATGGACAATTCAGAATTACCGATCCTGGCATTTATTGCATAAGCGTTGTTTTCAGTCTAATTGCCACGCTGGCGACCACGCAAGTGAATTTCCAAATCCTGAAGAATGGCGCGCCCGCCTATAACTATCAAGGCAGCATATCTACTGTCCAACAACAACGTACGTTGACGTTGCTGCTATCTACCATCGGACTAAATGAATATGTCGAATTCTATCTGGACTCCGCGACCGGTACGACCATTACTGCCAAAGCGGGAACTACTGCCACAATTATGAGGATTGCCTAATGCTCGAAATTGCAGACAGCATCAGAGAATCACTCGAAAGGGTCTTTGCCGGTCATACCTACGGCGGAGAATCCATTCAATTCTACCTTGTCGGCTCTCCGCCCGTGATTCCCCGCTTTCCCGCTATCACAGTAGAACTAATGGGCAATGAGAATGTACCGTTGGCTCTCGGAGTCTTTGCCCAAGAGCATACGGTTAGAATCACGGTGTGGACTAATGCAAGTACGTACTCGGAGAGCTACCACGCGAGAGCCCAAATCGCAACGGAAATCGAAACGTCCCTGTTTCGCAACGTCTATCCCATCATCAAGCCCTATTGCTGGTCTTACCTTGGGGAGCCCTTGCCAAGAGAGCAAACGTACGCCGTGGTCAATGATCCATCCGTTTTCAGCCCATATCCTTATGAGACAGATACCTTGCCCGTTTACTTGGACAACGGCGAACACCGCTACCCGAATCAGTTTGTACAGCAAATGGACGATAGGACATTCGAGCTTGAAAGACCAGCCCCGATAGACCTTGATTCACAAGCCATTGTGATACGCCCGCTGGTACACGCCTATGACTGCCTTTGCGAATCTGTAGACTACGGCACGGGCAATCAGAATGAATTGCTATTGCTACATGCCACGCTAACGTACCGGCTCACAATCGCTCGCCTCAGGTATAGCGAGCCATATCAAACCGCTCAATAAATAAATTGTTTTGCGAAACGGGAAGTCTTACGAAGTGGCAGCACTGGGCGCATCCGCTTTGAATTTTCCCGTTTGATCCTGAGGGGTGGGGATGCGCTCAAAAAGCCCTTGTTTTATAGCGTTTTCGTGCGCGCTCTTTGCGCAAGAGAATGCCCATTAGCGACATAGATATGCGCTATAGCGCAAAGAATCGTACGGCTCAATTGCATGAAACAGGATGTTCTTGTCGCTATGCTACAGAAAAGCCCTTGTTTTATGCGGTTTATGACGTGGGCTTGTAAAGGGAATCAGTAGCGCCCGGGCAAGCGTTTCGACGCGACCATTCATATTGCGCTTATCCTTTGAAAGGATACGAGCGTATGAGCGTTGAAGGAATCGCGAGCGCAAGGCGGAATGCTTCATACCATGAGTAGACATAAACAGAGCGAAGAGCGCATCAATTTAATGCTCGGATATCGCGCAGCGGGATTGAGCTACAGAGAAATAGGCAAGAGATTAGGGGTTTCGGATCGTACCGTCTATCAGTATTGCCGAGAGCGAGAACCCCAAGAGCGCGTGGAGCCCATCAGGATAGAAGAGTATGGTTGCAAGCTCTGCGTGCCGGGTACTGTTATGTTTGTGGGCAATGCGAAGACGGCTACTTGTGATTCATGCGGATTCACCTTTGACCGTGGGGCATACTGGCGACGGATGATAGCTCCGTCTGGTTCTGAGGGCGTACATGATCGGCGCAAGGTCTATATGTCGGATGCTGATACGGAGAATTTGAAGCGCCGCAAGAATGAAGAGCGCAAGCGCCGCAAGCGCAGAAGTGCATAACGCGCGCGTTGCTAAATGAAAAGCCCAGTCTGAATCAACGAGAAATCAGACTGGGCCTTTCGCGCGGATTTACGAGATAGAATTATACGGCTTTCTTGGCTTGCTCACCTTTGGTTTGTGGCGAAGCCGTACGTTGCAGCAAGTACCATACTCCCTGATGACTGATTTTCATTTGGCTTGCGATTGCGCGGTAAGTTAATCCCTTGTCCCGCAAAATTCTGGCTTGCTGGCGTTTCCGATGATCGGGCTTCGCGCCCAAGCGCACGCCCCGCTCGCGGGCAAGCTCCAAGCCCGCTTTGATGCGCTCGGACTTGATAGCCGATTCAAGCTCCGCCAGTACGGCCATGATTTGCAGCATGGCGTTATTCAAGGCGGACGGCTCGAATGAGAAACCCTGATTGACGCATACGAGCTTGACGTTGTGGGCGACAAGCTCGCGGACAAGCTCTACCGCGTCTTTGACGGAGCGGGACAGGCGGGATAGGTCGGATACGAGGATCTGGCTTACGGCTCCCTTGCGGCAATCCGCCAGTAGCTCCGCCAGCGCGGGGCGTTTCGCGGTACGTCCGCTTGCGTGGTCTTCGTACCAGCGTGGGCTTGTGAGCCCGTGGGCTTTGGCGTACTGGCCGATGCGCGCCCGTTGGGACGCGGTATCCTGCCGGGCAAGCCGTTTCGGGCTCGATACGCGGATGTAAGCGCCAATCATCGGTGATACCACCATGCGCCGATCTTGCCCGCCAGCGTGGCGAGCAAGCCGAGCGCCAAGAGGACGGTTGCGAGCTTGGACGCGCCTACCAGCAACGCGGGCAAGCCCGCCAGCATCAGCGGTACGCCGATCAAAATGCAGAGCTTCCAGCGTTTGCCCGTTAGCTCTACGGGTTGCACGGAAACGGGCGGTTTTTGTGGGCTTTCCATCTTCGTTTTCTCCTATGCGGATTATTCCGCCCGGATCATCCGGCCTTAAAGCCGTCCGAAAGTCAAGGGCTTTCTTGAAGATTCCTTTGACGGCTATGCGGCTTTCGCTTTCCCGCGAAATTTCGTTAGGCGAGCCCTTGGAGCCCTTGTAAAACCGCGTTAGGCCGCGTAGGTTGAGCGCAAAGCCCTAACGTGGGGCTCGGCATAGGCAGATTCGGAGAAAGGGCAGCAAATGGCAAAGGCGAGCGGCAAGAGGACGATAGCTAAATGCGAAGAATGCGGCGGGCCGCGCCGTGGGCCGAAAGCTCACGCGCCGACTTGCTCGCATTACAAGGCGAGCGGGACGGCCAGCAAGGCGAGCAAGGGCGGTTTCAGCATGACCAGTCTGCGCGGCATGGACGTTGAAGAGCTTATCAGCGTACGCGGGCAGTTAGATACCCTGATTGCGGGCAAAGCGCCCGAGCTTGAAGAGAAGATCGGCAAGCTTCAAGAAACGCTGAAAGCTATCAAGAAACTCTGACTGTCGGGTAGCGCGGTACCTTTCTAAATCAATGGGCAGCCCAAGGTATGCGGGCTGCCCGTTTTGTATAATGACTCGGCTCCGTTTGGGAGAGCCATTTTCGGAGCCAAACTCCTTTAGAGCCGAAAGGCTCTTGCCTTTTAGACAGACGGGCTTGCGGGTTTCTGACTGTTCTTCCCGCGAGCCCGTTTCTCTTTGGCGGGCTGCGCGGGCTTGGACGGAGCGGGGAAATAGTGAGCTTCGATAGCCGCGCAGCAATCGGCTACCATCTTCGGATTGCGACGGATGTAATGATCGGGCATTCCGATCTTATGTCCCGCAAGTAGCTTCGCGTGCGTCAAGTCTGCTCCCGCTTCGATTGCCGCGCTGTACGCTCCGTCCCTGATGCAATCGAAATTGACCGTATCGGGCAAGTTAGCATGATCTTCGTCCCGCAAGCTCTGGACGATCCGCCCGGCTGCCTTGGCAGTTAGCCGCGTACCCGTACGGCTGTTGAATAGATGCTCGCCACGGTGGGGCTTGGCTTTCAGATACGCTTGAATCGCTTCCGCCGTCCGCTCCCAAATCACGGCTACGCGGGTTATGCCAGTCTTACCGCGCTGGCTTACCATTGTCCGCGCGGGCAAGTCCAAGTCGGCTTTGTTTAGCTCGGCTACTTCCCCGCTCTTCATGGCGAAATTCAGAGCCGTTAGGAGTATCGCCTTTTGGCGAATGTCGGCTTGATCCAAGAGCGCTTGGAAATCTGCCCGGCTAATCGGCGTAGCATTCACGGGGTTATCAGCAGGCGGGACAAGCGCGGCTTTGCAGAGCTTCAAAACGCGGTCGGTTTCGGCGATATCCTTCCCTTTGGCGAGCCCGAAATTTAGGACGGCTACAACCTTGCCGAAACGATGCTTGACGTAAGTCGGGCTCATTCCCGCGTCAAACTGGCTCATTACATGCGCGGCGTAGGTTTCGATCATCGGTTGCGTAATGTCGCGGACGTAGCGGACTTGGACGCAATCGCAAAACTCTTTCCACCAAACCTTGCCCAAGCGGATATGTTTGTCAGAGAGGGGCTTACCGCGCTTGTTGCGCTTGTTAGCATGGTAGAAGTCGCCAAGCTCCGCCAGCGTCAAGGCGGGCTTTTCGGGCTTGGGCGGACGGTGGGCAAGCTCGGGTATGCGAAGCTCGATAGCCGCTTGCTTCGGATCAGTAAGGATCAAGTCGCGGATGCGCTCGCGCTCGGCTATCAGCGCTGCGGTTAGATCGTCCGTGGGCTGTCGCCGGGCGGAGCCGTCCGAAAGCCAGCGCTGCCGCTCCGCGTCCGACATAGCGGCTACTTCCGTTGCGGATCGGGCTCCGTCCGCGCCTTGTTGCTCGGCTTGCCAGACTCGGAAGCGATGGACGGCGAGCTTTTCATCGGAGCCGAAAGCCACGTCATTCCGCCCCACGGGATAGAAGCGCCCGCTTGCCCGCAGGCAGAGCCCTACGATTGTCTCGCCCCACGTTGTTAGGTAGTTTTTCGGGCTGCGTCCACGTCGCCTTGTCATGGGCTGATACTCCGTTTTGACCAGCCCTTATTAGACAGAGTTTTAGACAGATTGTCAATAGCATTAGCGACAACGCAGCAATGTCGGTAGGTTCGAGTCCTGCCCCCGCTATTGACCGCTTCACAGCCTCGGCGTCCCCCGGGGCTATTGGCTTTCTGGCGATCTGACCGTTCGGTTTGAGCACCATCGGGCCAACGTACTGCTCGATGAAGTCCCGCATCTCCGTGGGCGTGGCCACCGCGGCCAGGGACTCCTGAGCTTCGGTGAGAGCTTGGCGGACGGCTGCGGCCAGCCGGGCGGTGTTGTCGTTGGCGTTGTCGGCGAGGTCGGCCACCGCCTGCTGAAGCCGCTCGCGCTCCGCTTCCAGTTCCCCCACCTGTCGGGATACCGCCCGCTTGGCCTTCGCGTCGATGTCCGGGTCCACCAGGAGCCGGGTCATCGAGCCGATCTTCTTGTCGAGTTCCCCGATGTTCGCGCGAACGCGGGCCAGCTCGCCGCGGTTAGTCCGCGTGAGCTTGCGGGCCTCCTCAATCGCGTCTTCGATCAGCGAGTCGGCATCGGCGAAGACTTCCTGGTAGGTCCGCTTGATCCGTTCGAGCAGCACGTCTTCGCGGACGCTGCCGGTGTTGCGGCAGGCGTCCGCCCCGTTCCGCTGGCGGCAGCCGCACTCGTAGTAGTTGTACTCCCCCTTGCGGTTACGGCTAGTGCGGCGATAGCACACGCTGCCGCAGACTTCGCAGAAGATCAACCCGGTGAAGGGGCGGTAGGCCGGCGCGAGAAGCTGCCCGTTGTCGCGTCGCGGCCGGGCATGGAGGGCGAGCCGGTTCTGTACCTCGGCGAAGGTCTCGTCGTCGATGATCCGCAGGCGCTCTTCGGTCTGCACGAGGTGTTCGGAGTCGTCGCGCCAGACCGGCACCCGCTTGCCGGTGCGCTTGCTGATCTTGTACTTGCGGCGGTTGTAGATGATACGCCCGATGCAGATGTCATTCGTGAGGATCCGCCGGACGCTGGTGTGCGTCCACGTTGGGCACCGTCGCGTCGGAATCCCGCGTCTGGCGAGCCGCTGGGCGAGGGCTTTGAGGCCGACTGACTCGGTGGTGTAGACTTGGAAAACCCACCGCAGGATCGCAGCCTCGTCTTCGTTGATCGCCAATCGGTGCAGGTCGTCGGCAGTCTGCTCGATGCGGTAGCCGTAGGGCGGCGGTCCGCCGGTCCAGGCCTTCTGCTCGAACCGCTTGATGAGGCCGTCGCGGGTGCGCTCGGCCAGAACGCGTGAGTAGTGCTCGCTGATGACCAGGTGCATCCCGCGGGCGAGCGCGTCCTTGCCTTCGGTGACGCTGACGACCTCGACGCCCGTGTCTTCGAGTTGGGCAATGATCGCGCTGGTTTCGGCGAGGTTGCGGCCGAGCCGGTCGTACTTGTACACGAGGAGGCGTTCGATCTGCCCGGCTTCGGCTTCGGCGAGCAGTCGCAGCAACTCTTCGCGGCCGGCCATGACGCGGCCGGTGCGGGCTCGGTCAACGTATTCGCGGTAGCCGCGGGGCGGGAGGTCGCGGCGGCAGGCGTCAAGCTGGACCTCGATCGAGGTGCCGCCGTCCTGGGCGTGGGAGGAGTAGCGCGCGTAAATGGCCGTCGTCTTCCTCATGGGCCGGTCTCCTGGGCTTTGAGGATGTCCACCGCACGGCGGGCGATGACCCGCACCAGCCAGCTTCGGGCGTCTTCGATCTGTTGCCAAGTGGGCCGGAAGAGTTCGCACCGTTCATCGCTATAAGTCCTTTTCTGACGGCATTTTACGGCGCGGCGACCGCCGTGGGAAGCAGGCGCGGGCGGATTCTTGCGGATTTCGACCTCCGGGTCGCTCGGCTCCATGCTGGGTACGTACCGGAGCCGCGGCCGGCTGGCGTTCCGGCGCCCGCCCGGTGTCACCTCTCGGGTGCGGGCGGACTATCCCTCGACCCTCGACCCTGATAGAATGTTCGCGTTCTGTTCGGGGCGGCATATGGCCGCTCGGAAAGGAGCACCACCCATGTCCACGTTCAAGCTGAGCCGGTTCTTCTCGCAACCGGAGATTCTGCGCAGGATCGCCCCGGAGAACCTCCTGTCCCTACTGGCCGACCATGCGGCGGCGTTGGAGGTACTCGGTCTGAAGTTGCCGGACGACGCAGCGGTCGGCCTCGACCACGTCCGCTTGACCTCGCTCTTGCTGGAACCGGACAAGCTGCCGGCCGACCTGCGCGAGGCGTTCTACTTCATCCACGAGATGGCTACGCCGGAGGGGATGGAGTGCCTCCTCGAAGCCGCCGAGCAGGCCGGCGTCGAGATCGTCGGTACGCCGACTCCGGGTGACGCGGCCGTCCAGGTGTGGCTGAAGGACCGCGAGCTGCTGGAACGCAAGCACGCGGAGCAGTTCCTGCGGAACCCGCGGACGTTCGAGTCGTTCGCATCGGCCATTGCGCCGGTGCCGGGCATGCGCGATCCGGTCGCGGCGGCGGCCAGGATGAAGGCGGACCTCGACGACTTCTTCGAGAAGAAGAAGCGCGGGCGGAACACGAAGGTCTTTCCCTACGTCCGGACGGACGGCGTCTGGTTCCTGGTGCGGCACGGTGATCCGTTCAAGCGCGAGGGCGCAATCGACGACCGGGGCGAGTCGATCGGCGTGTACTACTGGCCGGAGAAGTTCGACGTGCTGGTGCTCGACCCGGCTGAGGGCGAACTGCGCATCAACGCCCGCAACAAGGGCGAGAAGAAGGAGTATCGCAAGGTCTTCGGCCGGCACCTGTACGGCGATGAGGCCTTCTTCGGCGGCGAGGACAAGTACACACTGGAGCCCCTGCGCGAGAAAGGCGAGGACGCGCTCGCGCCGGTCGAGGGCATGGAAGAGGTGGTCCTGACCGAGGTGCACTTCTTCTGGGGCGGCTCGCACCACGAGCGGGAAGTCCGCAAAGCGGATGACATCTTCGCGGCGTACAGAGACCGCGGCCGTGCATTCCCCGCGCAGCCGCCCATCATCAAGGCGTGCTTCCGCGTGACGTTCTCCGACTCGGAGACGCCGCGAACCGTGACGATCAAGCCGCCCAACGTGGCACAGTATACGCGCGACGCCGACAGCGTCATCGTTGAGGAGTGGTTGAGGGCCCGAGGTTTCGTCGTGAACAGGGACAAGGAGCAACATGAGCCGGCGGTTGCAATGGTTCTGGCAGGCACTTGAGCGGGTGCCCGACCTCGCGGGAGTGGCGAGCGAGTGGCGGGCGCTGCTTGGCGACGACGACAAGGCCGTCGCGCGCTTCATCCTCCCCACACGGCGTATAGCCGGATCAATAAGGTGCACCGCGCCCAAGCGCACGTGCGTTCACGAGATCAGGCCGTGGAAACGCCGCTTCCTCTCGGTCTGCCCCGACGGGTGCGAACCGGCCGAACTCACGCGCGACGAGGTCACGGTCCACCGGCTCGATGTCGCTACGCTCGCGCGCGAGGTCGCGGAGACACTCGGACTTGAGCCGGTGCGGGCCGAGTTGGTTCCGGGCGTGGCCGGCGTGTGGCACGTCGGCGACTACGTGCCATACAGCGGGTTCCGGTTCCCGGTGTACCTCGCGCTGACGGGCGAACCTGAAGCACTGTCGTGGGCGGCAGACGGCTTGGCCGCGCGCGGCCAGTGGTTCGTGCTGCTGGCTCCCACTCGGTCGGCGTTCACGCAGGCGGCCGCCGACGTGATCCGGCAGGCCAAGGCGTGCTTCCTGCCGCTCGATGAACTGGTCGGCCACGGCGACGACGATGGGTTGGTGCTCTTGGATGGGGTGACCGCAGAAGGCGTGCTCGCCGAGTTCCGCGCCGCGCACGTCCCCCAACCGAAAGCCGACGACGGCATGGTGTTCTTCCCGACGCCGCCCGGTGCGCGATGGAGCGACGTGTCGATCCGGTTCATCGACCGGCATTCCGTGTACGTGAAGGTGAAGGGCGCGTCCGGGACGTTTCACTTCGCCCAGATGGGCATGGCCAGCAGGAAGAACGCCAAGCCGACGGTACAGTGGCTCCTGCTGGAAGCGTTCGCCGAAGGCCATGGGCGATTGGACTGGCGGAGCCGCAAGGCGAGCCGCAAGAACCAGAAGCGCAAAGAGAACCTCGCAGCAGACTTGCAGCGCTTCTTCCCCATTGAGGACGACCCGTTCGTCATCGAAGGCGACGGCTGGCGTGCCAGGTTCGCCGTTGAGGTTGCCTGAGGCACGATGGGATATGCCCGCTTTGGGCGGTGAAAAGCGTCCACTCACGATTGCTCTTGTACATCAAGAGCATGGCCGAGTACTTGCCACTAAGGAGACGCCGCGGGCGAACCGATGGTGACTCTCCCCTGACCGCTACAGAGCTGCTTGGCGAGCGCAAAAGCCTTGGCGCTCGGCGCCATCGCAATCATCTCGTACTTATCCTCTGTGTTGTTCTTGAGTCGGACGGTCACATCGACGGTGTTGAAGCCGGTACGTATCTTGAGGTCGGCGATATCTGCCAGGTACAAGGCCACCCACTTTCCATTCGGTCGGTTCCACATCCACAAGCGCCAGCATGTCATAACCATCACAGGGCCGTCTCGCGCTACCACAAAGTCTATAAGAAACTCCTCCGGAATCGGCGGATGCGCAGTGAAGAATTCAGTGAGCAAGGGATAAGCGAGGCCTACACTCGCTTTGATGAAATCATCGCACTCGCCTGCGGCAGCCTTGGCGTGGCTCGGGTAAACTGAAGCAAGAGCCCCAGACCGCCAGGCTGACCATGTGGCGTGCATAAACTCCCAGAGCCTGCTGCTTATTACGGCCCTGCCATTCCGGCGGCCACCGCTTCGGTTGGTGACGAATGCGCGCACGAGCCAGAGCAGGGTCCACACACCGAGCCAGCCATACACGATGTTGATCAGCTGGCTGATGATGAGCGCACGTGCACGCCGCCGTTGACCTGGTGCATAGTAAGACGAGAGAAGGCGTAATCCCCACGGCCATGGGAGGAGAAACGAAACACAGCTTTCGTAGCGGGTGAATTCTGTCTCGGCGGTTATCTGTATGCCCTCATGGCTTATTGCACTTCCGCCCTCCAGCTTCTGTCGGTTTTCATAGAGAAAGGTGACAAGGTCGCGCGCTTTCCGATTCTCATCGAGAAAGAAGAGGCACGGAGCAAGAACAAACAGAAGTGCGGCCAACCCGAGACCCAAGCACAGCAATCCACTTGTCAGATCGCGTCCGCTGTCGAGGAGGGCGTTGACGATGCGCGTCGCGCCGATGAGGGTGACTACTGTTCCGCCTGCGGTGAACAACAGCGCACAGAGGAACGCCCATGTCTTCACGCTGTCGGCTCGTGCCTCGATGCTCCGAAGGACTCTGAGTAGCTCTTTGACCATAGGAGGGACAATTCCCGAGTGAGATCCTCAAGACTCGCTTCTGAATCCTGCGCGCATCTCTTAGCGGCAGTCCCCCGTTGGGTCAAGTACGTTCGGAACTCGCGTCGCCATCCGGGTTGAGACGGTGCGGCAGCGAAATTTCGCCGGCACGTCGGTGAGTCGGCACAGGTTTTTGTCGCCGCCGGTCCCTTCATAAGTGGCGCGTGCGCAAAGGGTTACGACGTTCCGCCTGTGCGCGCGTCGCGTCGTTTTCCGCGTCGGTGCGACTTTTCGCCAGCAGCGGGCGGCGGGTCCGGCGCGTTCGGACACGACTGCCCGCCCCTGCGAGACCACCCCGGCCGGACCTGTTTCGCGGGGGCCTTGCGTGCGGTGCACGGAGGTCCGGCATGGCCGCGGCGAACAGGACGGTAGTCAAGCCGCGCACGACATCCACGCGCGTCTCTCCGCGCCCGCGGGGAGACGCCCGTGTCCCATCAGGTCCGGCTCGATCGGTTGGAGGAGTGGTTCATTGCGCGCACGGCCCGGCAGTTGGCAGGCAAGGCCGGGTTCACACCCAGCGATGTCGAAGACATCGAGCAGGACATTCGCTTGGATGTCCTGCAACGCCTGCCGCGGTTCGACCCGGCGCAGTCGAGCCGCCACACCTTCATCGTCATGCTCGTCCGCCGGTGCGCGGCGTCGATCCTCGAACGCCGGCGCGCGGAGAAGCGTAACCGCGGCCGGCGCTCCGAGTCGTTGAACGTAAACATCCGCGACGCCGAAGGCCGCGAGGTCGAGCGGCACCAGACCATCGACAGTGACACCGGCCGACCGGGTCCGAGCGACGAACAGCGACGCGACCTCATGGCCGACGTTCGGGCTGTGGTTGCCTCGCTGCCTGAGCACCTGCGGTTCTGGTGCGTGGTGTTCGACCAACGCGGCATTCGGGAAGCGTCGCGCGAACTCGGCATCCCGCGTTGTCGGCTCCAGCGGATCAAGGCCGAAATCCGCGTCGCGTTCGAGGCGGCCGGCCTTTCGGACTGCCTGCGGTGAGTCTGATCCGCGCGCGACCACTCCGCATCGGGCTCGGTAAGCACTCACCAGCGGCCGGCCGGAGCCGGCTGCGAGAGGAGCAATCATGACCAGGGCGTACAAGTACCAGTTCCGCAGGGGCATTCACCCGCGGGATGTCGAGGACACGTTGCTGCTGGCATTCCTCGCAGCGGAAGCGGTCTTCGGTGAAGCCCGCGTCCGCCTGGACGGAACCTACCACGCTGACCGCGAGTCCCGAACCGTGACCGTGGACGCTTCCACGGCCGTCGGGCAACTCATCAATGCCGTGTTCACACTCTTTGGTGTCAAGGAGTTCGGCCGGGACAGCTTCGTCGTCCGCCGGCTGGGAACGGAGGGACTGGCATGACCACCGCAACCACAAGACCGACGTACGCGCCGCCCGTCCGGCGCGTTGCCTTTGGAGTCATCGAGGCGCAGGGCCATCGCGTGGGGGTGTTCGGGCCAGGGGGTATCGGCAAGACGACGCTAGCGGCGACCGCGCCCGGGCCGGTGGGCTTCATCGACCTCGACGACTCCCTGCCGATCCTGCGCCCATCGTTGGGCGAGCTGGACATCCGCCGCGTGTCGGGCGTTGCCGGCTGGCAGGACATCCGCGACGCGCTGCACAGCGACGGTTGGGACGGCGTGCGCACGATCGTCATCGACTCGGCCACCAAGGCGGAAGAACTGGCGCTGGAGTGGACGCTGCGTAACGTCCGGCATGAGAAGGACGGCGTCGTCATCCGTCGGATCGAGGACTACGGTTTCGGCAAGGGCTACCAGCACCTCTACGAGACCTTCCTGACGCTGCTGAACGACCTGGACCAGCACGTCCGCGCCGGCCGGAACGTGATCCTGATCTGTCACGACTGCACGGCCACGGTTCCAAACCCGAAGGGTGAGGACTACATCCGCTGGGAGCCGAGGCTCCAGAACCCCAGCAGCGGCAAGGCGTCGATCCGGCTGCGCGTCCGCGAGTGGCTCGATCACCTGCTCTACGTGGGCTACGACGTGGAGTCCACCAAGAGCCGCAAGGCCCAGGGCCACGGCACGCGGACCATCTACCCGCAAGAAATGCCCTGGTGCATGGCCAAGAGCCGCACGCTGGCCGAGCCCGTCGAGCTGGTCCAGTTCGACACGACCCTTTGGAACAAGTTGCTGGCCCACGAGGCTGAGTAGGGAGACCACACCCATGCTGCCGACACGTGAAGGACTGTTCAATGCGTACCCGGCCGAGATCGGTATCGACGAGACCGGGCCGAACAACTTGGCGACGTGCATTGTCCGGTTTGAGCTCTACGAGGAACTCCAGCCGTCCGGGGAGTGGGAGGACTGCGCCGACGAGCACTGGGAGCTCACCGGCTACTTCTACCTGGAGAAGAAAGACGGCGCGCTCAACACCATCACCATCGACGCGCTGAAGGCGGCGCTCGGCTGGGACGGGCGTGATCCGTTCTGGCTCCAGGAAACGGACCTGTCCGCGCACGCGGTGCAGGTGAAGCTCGGCTTCGAGGAGTACGAAGGCAAGACGCGGATCAAGGTCCAGTACCTCAACCCTTTCGGCAGCAGCGGCGGCGTCGTGCGGAAAGCGAACGACGCCACGCGCCGCACGATCAGCAACCGGCTCGGCTCAAAGCTGCGGGCGCTGTCCGGTCCGGCACCAGCGAAGCCGGCCAAGCCTGCCGCGCAACCGAAGCTACCGCCGGCGAAGCCGAAGGCGCCGGTCGCCGCGGTGCCTGCTGATCAGAAGCCCGCCGCGGGAAAACCTGCGCCGCCGTTGGCAGCACCCGACCCGAAGCCTGACTCCGCAGCGCCCACAATGCCTGAACCCACGCCGCCGCCGGCGGAACCGCCCGAAGCACCGCGCGATCCGCACGCCGCCACGATGGAGGAAGCGTGGGCGGAGTTCTGCAAGCAATGCTCGCCGCCCAACTGGGACCAGGCCAGCGTGGAGGCCGAGTGGTTCCGCGTCCTCGCGGAGTTGTTCCCCGGCAAGCAGCCCCGCGAACTCAGCCCAACCGAGTGGGCGGTGATGCGCGACGAGGGGCCCGCGCGCATCGTCCCGTTCTGAGGCAGTGGTGGATCGGCGGCCCTGGTGGGCCCGCGAGGCTCATACCCTCGCGTGGGTCGGTTCGATTCCGACGCCCGCCTGTGGGTGGTCTCCAATGTCCGGCCGAGTCGGGAGCTGTCGCAAGGTGGCTCCCGCTCGGTCCGGACGGGACCGCTGGGTGTGGACCCTGCCTGCCGGCAAGCGGGTGAGTGATGATTGCGACGACTGTACGCCAACAGCTACGCGACTATCAGGAGCGAGCCGTCGAGCAGGTGTTGGAGAAGCTCGACCGGCGGCCGATCCTTGTCAGTCCGACGGGCAGCGGCAAGACCACGATGGCGACAGAGATCGTCGAGCGGCTCGGAGTGCCAACGCTGTGGATGGCGCACCGCAAGGAACTCATTGACCAGGCCGCGGAACGTCTGAACGCCCACGGCCTGCACGCCGGCATCCTTATGGCCGGCTATCAGAGCGACCCCGACGCGCGGGTGCAGGTCGCCTCCGTGCAGACGCTCGTCCGACGCAACAAGCCGCCGGCGGGTCTGGTGATTGTGGACGAGTGTCACCACGCCGCGGCCGAGACCTACCAGAACATCCTCAGCGAGTACACCGGTGCCGTGTTGATCGGCCTTACGGCGACGCCGTTCCGGCTCGATGGGCGCGGCCTGGGCGATCTGTTCGGCGAGATGATCATCGCGGCTTGGTCGGACGAACTCTGTGATTCCGGCGTGCTGCACAAGCCGCGGGTCTGGGCGTCGAAGGCGCCGGACCTGCGCGGTGTGCGGGTGGTGGCGGGCGACTACAGCATCGGCGCGCTGGCGGCACGAACGAACACGGCCGAGCTCAATGCGGACATCGTCGAAACGTGGCACAAGCGCGCCGCCGGCCGGCGGACCGTCGCGTTCGCGGTGGACATCGAACACAGTGAGGCCATTACCGAAGCGTTCCGGCGTGCCGACGTTCCGGCCGAGCACCTCGATGGCACCACGCCCCGCAGTGAGCGCGACGCGATCCTCCAGCGCCTCGCCGACGGCGAAACGGTCGTGGTGTCCAACTGCATGGTGCTCACCGAAGGTTGGGATTTGCCGGCACTGGAGTGTGCCATCATCGCCCGGCCGACGGCGTCGCTGAACTTGCACCTCCAGATGATCGGACGGGTCATGCGGGCCTGCCACGGCAAGGACGGCGCGATCGTCCTCGACCACGCCGGCAACCACCATGTGCACGGCCTGGTCACGCGGCGCCTCGACTACACGCTGAGCGACGAGAAGGTCGGCTTCTCGGAGCCGCTAGGCCTGCGGCGCTGTGGTCAGTGCGGGCTGCTGTTCGAGACCAGCGAGCCGCGTTGCCCGGAGTGCGGCTGGGCGCCCGAGGCGAGCGGAGGACAGCGTCGCCGGCCGGCAATCCACGGCGAGGGCGAGCTGGCGGAGTTCGACGACTCGGCGTTTGAGTATCGCAGGCAGGTCTGGGTCCAGATCGAAGCGCAGCGCCAAGCGGCCGGCTACAAGCCCGGCTGGAGCTACTACCGCTTCTACGACCGCTTCGGCGTCGCTCCGATTGTCGTCGCGGACGAACTCGTGAACCCGCAGAAGGCGACGCCGGCGGAGAAAGCCGAGGTGTACCGCGAGTATCTGCGGATCGCCGCAGCCAAGGGCTACAAGCCCGGCTGGGCGGCCTACCGCTTCCGTGATGCGTTCGGACATTGGCCGCGGAGGGAGGTCGCGTGACGGAGAAGCAGCTCCAGAACGCGATCCTCCGCGCGTTCGGCACGCTGCCCGCGCTGCGCCTGTGGCGGGCGAACGTCGGTGTCGCGCGGATGGGGAGGCGCGTCGTGCGGTTTGGCGTCGCCGGGCAGGCCGATTTGACGGGCATTCTGCCCGACGGTCGGCGACTGGAAATAGAGGTCAAGAGCCCCAGCGGGCGGCAGGCAAGCGCGCAGCGGAGCTACCAAGCGATGATCGAGAGGTTCCACGGTGTCTACATCCTCGCAAGATCGGTCGAAGACGTGCGCCGGCAACTCGCCGCCGCCGGCGTCCGGCTCGAATAGCCTGCTGGCGGCGAATGTCCGCCACGGCCACGGCTTGGGCTGGTCGTTCACGCCGCTGGACGGCAAGCGGCCGGTCCTCAAGCGCTGGCAGTCCTCGCCGCGCGAGACGCTGGAGCAGGCGCTCGCATGGGCGGCGAAGGGCAACGTCGGCCTGCGTACCGGGCGGTCAAGCGGCATCGTCGTCATCGACGTGGACCCCGGCGGGGACATCGAGCCGTTCGGTCTGCCGGGCACGGTGACGGTGCTCACGGGGCGTGAGGGTGCGTTCCACCTGTACTTCCGGCACGACCGCCCGTTGGGGAACTCGTCGAAGAAGCTGGGGCCGCATATCGACGTGAAGGCCGATGGCGGGCAAGTGGTCTTCCCCGGCTCGGTGCATCCTGACACCGGAGTGACGTACACGTGGGCGGAAGGGCACGAGCCCTGGAACGTTGAGCTTGCCGAGCTGCCGGCGCACATCGTGGAGCTACTCGAATCGCCCGACCGCTCGAAACAGCCCGCGGCGGGGCGGCCGCGGCCCGCGGCGCTTGAAACACCGCGCGGGCCGGTTTCCGACCCGCCCGCCGCGAAAGCGGGCCGCGCCGATGCCAAAGCGGTCCGCTACGCCCAGCGAGCGCTGCAACTCGAACTCCACGCGCTGTGCAGCGCCGCGGATGGCACGCGCAACGGCACGCTCAATCGGGCGGCGTTCAGCTTGGGGCGGCTCATCGGCGGCGGATACCTCGACCGCGTGGAGGTCGAAGCGGCGCTACGCGGCGCAGCCGAGTCAGCGGGCCTGGAGTCCAAGGAAATCGAAGCGACGCTCCGCTCGGGCCTCGACTCCGGCATCACCCAGCCGCGCCGAATCGAGCTGCGCACGCCGCACGGCGATGGGGCCGGCGGCGGGAGTGACTTCGACCCGACCGTGTACATCCTGCTGCCCGGTCCGCACAAGAGCGACCAGGACGAGTACATCGAGCGGTCGAGCGCCGAGTTTGCCGCGGAAGTGCTGTCGCGCCTCCCGGATGACGCCGTCTACCGACGCGACTTCATTCCTGGCGAGATCATCGGTGCGCCGGGAAAGCGGAAGTGGGTCGAGCTGTCGGCCGACCGGATGCGGATCGTTGTGGACGGCCACGTCAAACTCGGCAAGTGGGTCACGCACCGGCAGACGAAGGAGCAAGTCCTTCTCTACCAAGCGTGCCACAAGGACGCGGCCGGGCTCGTGGTCGCCCACGCGACTGGAGCGCCCGGTGTCCGCGAGCTGTCGCTGATGGTGTCCTACCCGGTCTACGGGCCGGGCTTCGAGCGTGTGCAGCCCGGCTGGCACGACGGCCTGTACTACGACGAGCCGATCGAGCTGTGCGACCTTCGCCCGGAGACCGACTGCGAGGTCATCCACAACGTGCTGCACGATCTCGTAATCGACTTCCCATTCAAGGCAGAAGCCGATCGGCAGAACTTCTTCGGCTTGCTGCTGACGCCGATCGTCACGCCGGCGCTCGATGGCAACCGCCCGATGCACCTGCTCAACGCGCCGCTGGAGCGGACCGGCAAGAGCAAGCTGGTCAACGAGGTCTTCGGCGGCGTCATCACCGGCCGCGACACGCCGTCCATGCAGATCACCGACCGCGAGGAGGAGCGCGAGAAACGCATCCTGGCGATGCTGCTCCAGGGCGAGACTTTGATGCACCTGGACAACCTGCCGTCCTACATCGACTCACCGGCGTTGGCGAGCTTGCTGACGACACAGCGCTTCTTGGGCCGGCTGCTGGGCTACTCGCGGAACGTGTCGTTGCCCAACAACCTGACGGTCGTCGGCACGGGCAACAACGTCCAGGCGTCCGGGGAGATCGCCAAGCGAATCGTGCCCATTATGATCGAGCCGACCTCGGCCAACCCCGAAGCCCGTACGGACTTCCAGCACCCCGACATCCGCGCCTACGTGCGGCAGCAGCGGCGGACCGTGCTGGAGTGCCTTCTCGGGCTGGTGGAGAACTGGCTCGCGGCCGGCCGGCCGGCGTGCGGCAACCGCCTGGGCGGCTTCGAGAGCTGGTCGGAAGTGGTCGGCGGCATCCTGCAAGTCAACGGTCTGCGGGCCTGGCGGACCAACGAAGGCGAGTGGCGGAAGGTGGCCAACCCGCACGGCTCCGAGATGGAGACGTTCGTCGAGGTCTGGCAGGAGGCCTTCGGCGCCGTCGAGGTGACGGCGCTCGACTTGATGAATCTCGCCGAGCAGCACGGTCTGTTCGGCTTCGTGTTCGCCCGCAATGGTATTGCCGCGCGCGGCGCAGTCTTCGGCAAGCTGCTGATCCGGCACATCAACGCGCCCATCGGCCAGTGGCGCATCCGCCAGCGCAAGGGCCGGCAGGCGATGTACCGACTGGAGGACATCCATGGGACTTGAGAACGTCCTCCGAAAGCTGGCCAAAGCAGAGGTTGCAGAGGTTGCAGGGGTCCAGGACGACTCTGCGGCAACGGTGCGCGCCGCGGACGTGCAGAGGTTGCAGGGGTCGTGCAGAGGTTTTTACACAACCTCTGCACCGGTAAGTGACGCCCAGGTATCGACTTACGAGCGTCGTGCAGAGGTTGCAGAGGTTTCTCATAGCCTTACGCGTGCGCGGGCGCACGTGCGCGCGCACACGCGCGCCCGTAAGGAGCGTATAGACACCGGACCCGTGCAAGCTCTGCAACCTCTGCACGTGCCCGGCCCGGTCAGGTTACTGAAGCACTGCCGCTGTGCCGACTGTGTCAGGCTCAAGGCTCCCCTGGGCAGCCGCATGGCCTGCCGCTTACCGCGTTATCAGTTGCCGCCCGACGAATGGCATTACTGCGCCGATTACCACGGCCCGCAGATCAGCAAAGACGTTGTGGTGTGTCCGCAGCCTTGCCGTGCAGAGGTTGCAGAGGTTGCAGGGGTTGCAGAGGTTGCAGGGGTCGCGGGTCCTTCCGGCGAGTCGGCGGCGAACAACCGTGGCGGGAACGGTCACGAAGCGGGTTTGTTTCGTTCGACGGCGCGCACGCCGGGCGAGGAGGGCCACCAGCCGTGAACATCGAACAGTGGGATATCGACCGGATCAAGCCCTACGAGAAGAACCCGCGGCGCAACGACAAGGCGGTCCAGGCCGTGGCGGACTCCATCCGCGAGTTCGGATTCCGGCAACCCATCGTCGTGGACGGCGACGGCGTCATCGTGGTCGGACATACGCGCTACAAAGCAGCGCTCAAGCTCGGCCTCAAGACCGTGCCGGTCCACGTCGCGGCGGACCTCACGCCCCAGCAGGCCCGGGCTTACCGCCTGGCCGACAACCGGACCGCCGAGAACGCCGAGTGGGACGTGGACCTGCTGCCGATCGAACTGGGCGAGCTGCGCGACGAGGGCTTTGACCTGAAGCTGGTCGGCTTCTCCGACAAGGAACTCGCCGAATACCTCCGCGAGTTCGACACCGACCTCGACGATGGGGATGCCGTCACCGAGGAAGCTGCGGAAACCGTCCGCTGTCCGAAGTGTGGCCATGAGTTCCCGGTGGAGTGAGACCCATGAGCGCCGAGGTGGCCGTGTACGTTCAGTCCCGGTACGCGAAGCCCGCTTACACGGTCGAGAGCTACAACGTCCGCGCCTGGCCGGGGCTGGAGATGGTCTGCCGCGCGCTGCGGCGGGCCGGCATCGAGGTGGACTACTGCTCGTCCGCGACGGCCGGGCGTTACAAGGTCGTGCTGGTCTCGATCACGTCCGGCTGCGATTGGTATCCCTTCGTCGGCGAACGGCTCCGCTGGCCGGCTCACGTCCGGCTGACGGTCATCGCCGGCGGCGCGGGGTTGCTCAATGTCCGGCCGTTCCTGCGGTGGTGCGATGTCTTCTGTCTGGGCCGGGCGGAAGAGTACGTCGTGCCGGTGGTCCGGGCGGCGCTCGCTGGCGAGAAGGTGGAGCACCCGTCGGTCGTCTACGCGGCCGACTTCAGCGCGGACAAGACCTACGTCATCGACGCCGGCGGCGGGCTGTTTCCGCACCCGGTGCCGCTGGCGAACGGCAAGAGTTGGCAGGAGAGTGCCTACGGCTGCCAGCGCAAGTGCCTGTTCTGTGCCTACACCTGGCACCGGCGGCACGTCGGCGGCCTCCAGAACGAGGCCGGCGCCGGCGACGTGCTCTGGGGCGGCTCGGCCGAGAAGACCATCTTCGAGCTGGACCTTGCGCGCCCCGAGACCTGGGGCCTGCCGAAGCTCCGCATCGTCGGCCTGGACGGCTTCTCCGAGCGTCTCCGGCGGATGGTCGGCAAGCCGATCACGCGGGACATGCTCCGCGGATTCTTCCGCGGGTTGGCGGCGGCCAAGGTCGCGCCGAACCACATGAAGGTCTACAACATCGTCGGCTATCCCACCGAGACGGAGGCCGACTGGTTCGAGTTCGTCGAGGACCTCGCCGCGGCGGACGAAGGCTGGTCCAAAATCGACCCGCAATGGGGCATCGAAGTACACTCGACGCCGTTTCGCCCTATGCCGGCGACGCCGTGCGCGTGCTGGCCGATGAGCCCGGTCAACTACCGCGGCCGGATCGTGAAGGTGCTCAGCAAGGGTAAGCACCGCGAGTACAAGGGCATCTTCTACCGCGGCAATCGTTTCTGGGCGGCCGAGTCGCGCGGTACGGAGAGCCTGCCGACGGTCATCCTCGACGCCCTGGTCCTTCGCGGCGTCGAGGACGACTCCGAGACCATCGCCCGACTGGCCGGCTCGGCGAAGTTCCGCAACGCCACCATGGCGCACAAGACCGCTATCCTGGAGCGGTACGTCGATGTCGCGCGGCTGTTTGCCGGCTACACGTGGGAGACGCTGCCGACGCGGTATCTCGCGTCGTACATCCCCACCGGGAAGCTGAGAAACATCGACGCCGGGGGACGCAAGCGCGCTGGTGCGGCGTGGCCGGCTGACGCGGTAATGCTCAGAAGCGGGAGGCTCAGCTAATGCGCCAAGCGACGGAAGAACTCGGCGATTTCCGGCTTGCCGATCTGCCCGGTGGCGACGGC